TTATCATAGTTACGATAACCTTCGACCTGACGTATTTTCAGTTTGAAGTTACCACCTTCCCAGAAATCAAATGGATTCATCGGAGTTTCATCTTGGAATGCAGGTTGCATTACATCCATGATTTTGTCAAAGATTTTCTTACCGTATTGGTATAAGAATACTTTACCATTATTATCTGGATTACCAGGATCAGATACAATGTAGATATTAGATACATAATGCAGTCTACGTTTCTGTCGACGTGCTGTCTCTTTATCTTCATCATGTCCAGAGTTCCACAATGTGGAGTTGAGTTCACCTACCGGATCTTGTTGTCCGATTGAAGTAAGTGATTTTTCGATGTACCATTGACCAGTCGGACCTTTAAATCCGTGATCCCAATAACGTACCCATGGAAGATCTTCACCTTCTGGAGCAGGTAGGAATCTAAATTCGGCATAACCATTACCGACTTTATCGACTGTAGGTTTCCAAACTCGGTCATCACCGTATTTGTTTTTATTATCGCCACCTCCACCGACTTTCTCGGCTTCGTTGACTAGTTTAGATATTAAATCTTTATTGCGTTTTAAATTTTGAAAGCTCATTTATGTTCCTTATATGTGCTGAAGTATAAAATTATTATAACATATTATTACTGAAATGTAAACAATTATATTAGTCGAATGACAATGTATTTTGTCGTGGAATAAGATTGAGCGTCATTGCCTCTGCTTCAATCTTACCTTGTATGACCGGTGATAGGTATTTCTTCGACTCACTCGGATCAATATCTAGTTTATCACAAAGATCGATAACAGCATCCATATAGGATTGCTTTGTATCTAGTACTTTGTTTTCAACCATTTTAGTAAAGTTAGGTTTATTCAAGAATGTATTATCATCTATCATTTATCAAATACCCTCATTATCAATGTATATGCATTTATCAAATACTCTCATTATCAATGTATCCTTATTTATACGTCCATCTGATCTTGGACTTTGTTTCGTTGTGAGTTGGTTATACGCAACACTGATTTGCTTCTGTGTTTTACTTTGTATAATAGGCAAGAACTCTTGTGGCTTACGTAGTGTTATCTTACGTGATAGCGCAGGATCAGTCATCTGTAATGACGTACCTTTGACTTCAAAACCATCTCTTGCTCTACACACAAACTCAGTAAGCTGTTTGTATTTAGTGTTAAATGCCCAAACCACACGAGCTCCGACTATTAGAAGTGGATCTATCGATGTGATTTTAAATTCTTTTGACTCTTTCAAATATTGTAGTTTAGATACCTGAGCATATGCAGATTTAGTACGTGGCATTGAAGTCTTACGTGTCGCCTTTTTAGCCATGATAAAACGTGTCGTGTCATCAACAATATGCTGTAGAAACTCCAGGTACCGCTTACGGACGGGTACGGCCATGTGAGAGTAACCTTCTACAAGGTCTGCAGTCTTATCATTCACCAGTTCTTTTGCTTCTTCTAGTACAGGATTATAATAATCTATGATTGCCTTTGCAGTTGATTGAGCATGACTACCTTTCAACAGTTCTTCATATGGAGAATACTCTGTATTATATTCTGCAGTATCAAGTATTTCTTCTATGATGCCAATCAGTTCTTCTTTTTTCAGTTTTAGAACATCGGCTGGAGTACGTGTTGGCATCTTAATAATTGATACTTCACTTTGTTTCTTGATTGCACGATCTAAATCAGTAATCCATTTTGATAAGACTCTGTCAAAATTATATGCAACAGGTAGATCTAATCCTTTTTCTTTCCAAACTATGACAGCTGCCTGCTGTGTATACATTGTAAAATGATATTCAGGAACTGCAAGATATTTCTTTATCAGCTCTTTATCTTTAATAGTATCTTTTAAATACTTTTTTAGAATATAAGATGTTTCTTTTTGATCTAGATCCATACGGAAATATTCAAGAAAGTGACTAAAATTATTTGTAGGGGCTGCGCCAATACCAGTTTTAACTTTACGAGGTAAAGGCGTTTTCTTCTTTCTGATCTTAGGCATTTTTCTAGAAGCCATTTATATCTCCATTATCAATTATTAATATTCTAACACAATTTAAAAGGTTTGTACACACTTATTTTTTAACTATTTTAATATCGCCATCTTTATCAGTATGTAGATAGCCTTCTTTAATCAGATAGTTAAGTGTCTTTTCAATCGTTTTCTCACGAGTACTTTTACCATACATAAATGCTACGTATGCAATACTGCCACCAATAGCAAGCGCTTGTAGCATCGGGTTATTAAACATATCATATAACATACCACTTAATCCTATCTCACTGAGTTGCACTATATCCATTATGCTATCTCAAATTTCGTTACATTCTCAATACGAAAAGATCTCCAACCTTTTGCATCTAAATCCCAAACCGGTAGAACATCAGTATTGAGTTCTCGTATCTTTGTTTGAGAAAGAGGATCCGACTTGCCGGCCGAAGGTATATCTTCCTTTCGAAGAGTACATTTCATTTTTCGTTCATCGCCTGATACCTTTTTAAATGTTACCATACAATGTTCTTCTAATAATGCCTCCTTATATTGTTTAAATAAATCTGTCATTGTTATTTCCCCATGTTTGCAATTTCAATTGCTTCATTCGAATCTTTACGTACAGGTACTGCATTTGATTTATGCATTGTAGCAATACCAGCAATCTCATTGCCAGTGTAAGTATTAGACTCTTTCTTTAATCCGTTTCCAATTCCTTGTCCAAATGAAGGGATAGATTTACTTTGTGATCGATAATCTGGAATATCGAGGTGTGCATTCGGTTTGGTTTTACCAACACCGAGTTTGGCATAATACTTTGCAAGAGCCGCTTCTGCTTTGAGAAGCGACTTTGTTTTATTACGCGATTTTCTTTTATGAGATGTACCATGTACTTGTACACCTTGAATCATATGCATGCTCATATTAGCTCCAATCGTTGTGATCGCCTACGTCATCCCAGCGTATCGTATCTTCACGTCTTTGGCCATAGTACTCTTGTGCATACTTAGATGCATCTGTGTAATGATTAGGATTAACGCCATCTTCGAAGCCGGTAATCTCGTCTTTTTTCTTTTTTAGTTTTTGAGATACTGAAGAGACACGTTTAGAAGCTGTCTTGATACGTGACATTTGCGCTTTACGAGACTTGATGCGTTCAGCAACAGCTTCGATTTGCATTCTACGATCTGCAAGTTGTGTATTAGTAATCATAATATATTTATCCTTTTTTTCACTGTATTATATATGTAATCATTAATTTCGAAAAGTACATGGGCCTGTGACAACCCGTCACACTCAAAACTCCGGATCATGTATAATGACACCAGTATCTTCTAATTTTGTATACACTGCTTCACGTACTGCAGTATCACCAGCTTCTTCAAATTCAGGCTTTTCTTCAAGAGATTCTAACATAGGCAAAGCTACATGATAAAATAGAACATCGCTGTGCATTTTTTTTGTTTTTGCAATCTTTTTTACAGCTTCGACAATTGCATCAACAGCAGAGTTACCAGCTTCAGAGAACATTCCGTAATAATTTGTAGTAGCATTCATAATATATTCCTTTTGTTTCATTTAATATAATCATCCTACAACAGTTCTTATGAGATGTACACAGTTATTTTGCGTTATATGCGTTTTATTTTAATGTGTAACTTTTATGTTACACATTTTTCGATATATGATTTAGGATTAGTTAATGTATTAGTACAAAATGAAAGATTGTTAGGAAGATTGATTATAATACAATTTTGAAGAATTACGATTTGATTTAAATTAATAGGAATATGAGGTTGAAATGTGAAATTTCCGATTTTTTGATATTGATCGGTTTCTAAATGTGGAATAAATTCGAGAAAACCAGAAGTTGGTTTTTTAAATTTGTAATTGATATTAGAAGATAGAAGTTTGTTTTGTGGTAATAATTGCATAAATGCTCCTTTGGTTATAATTCATACTACCACAATACATATCAGACGTACACACTAAAATACATTTAGTTTATTGCTGTAACTTTTATGTTACACTAACTCTTTCTAATCTATGCAATCTCTTTTGTAATTCATCTACTTTATCACATAAATTATCTTTATATGAATGACTAGGCAGATGATGTGCATCTAAGATGAGTGCTTCGATTTGAGTGATTTCATGCTTTATATTTTCTATTTCGCCACATACACTCATTTTACTTATTCCTTTTATGATAAATAGACATGATAATATTATACTACACTTATTAGCGTTTGTACACAGTTAAATGGACTTATTATGAATTTTTTATCATTAGTTGCCGATGTTGGATTTCCTATTGCTGCTTCCTGTATTGGTGGATATTTTATATTTCTCATACTTAGGTTTATACTTGAAGGTGTATTGAAAGATATACAAACACAAAGAATGTTTGTTATAGCACTTGATAATAGGGTGAAGACAATGAATAATGAGATTATAAGGATTGACGTACAACTATCTGCTGCTTTTAATCTAGAACCTGATCTATCACGTATTGCACGTGCTGACGGTCAGAAAGATGCAAGGAAAGACTAATGGATATTGGTGCAGCAATAAGTCAATACGGATTTCCTATTATTGCCGCAGGTGGTATGGGATACTTTATATACTACATTTGGACATGGGTTACGCTATCAGTGAAACCAGTTACTCATGAATCACATATGACACTTATTGGATTGATAGATAGAATACGAATGTTAGATAATGATTTAATAAGACTTAAACAAAAACTAGATATGATTTTAGAATATCAAGAGAAAGATAAAAAGTAATGCCAACAATGTGGATTTATACATCAATCGCAGGAGCACTCTTAGGTGCAGCCTGCTTAGCATATATTCAAAAGACTAAAATAGGTTTATGGGGATATGCACAATTTGATAAAGGAATGGATTTTCTACGTGATAAATATGGATTGACTTGGTTTGATCAACCAAAAGATGCATGGAGAAAGGTATCTCCTCGCATTGCAAAAAAGATCGATGAATTAGAAACACGAATAAAAGTAATAGAAGCCCGTTATATAAAAAATTTAGATGACGGCAAATAGGAGAAAATAAATGTTAGATAGACTTAAAGAAA